CCAGAACGCGTTTTTGTGCGGCCATCTAGGTAATTTGGGAAACTTAGGACGATAACATGGCGAAAAGGGGCAGAAAAGCGGTCGATCAGACCACATGGCTGCGCGCTGGCGGTGAATTGCCGGCGAAACCTGCCGGGCTCAGTGCGCAGGAGGCGCGATATTACAAGTGGCTCGTCGAGGCGATGACGATCGTCGGGGTCGGCGGGCGAGTCGACCAGCTCCTCCTGATGCTGACGGCGCGCCAGCTCGCCCGCGCCGACGAGCTCCGAGCCGCGATGATCGACCTGCATCCGGGAGACCCGGTGCGGAAGTCGATCTCGGGCGACCTCGATCGGGTCGAGGGTCGAATCCAGACGGCCCTCGTCTACCTGCACCTGACGCCGAGGACTCGAGCCGGCACACGCCTGCCGGCCGAGTCCAAGGGCAGCCTGCCAGGCGGCGACGACAACCCGATCCTGCGCCTGCTCGGCGGCTAGGCGATCAACGCGCCAGCAATGTCAAGCTGTTCTTCGAGAAGGCGCTGACTCATGCCAAGGGCGTCCTCGCCGGTCAGGCATTCGCGCTCAGCGACTGGCAATATCACGACATCATCCGTCCGCTATTCGGCACGCTGCGTCCTGATGGCATGCGGCAATATCGCACCGCGTACATCGAGGTGCCGAGAAAGAACGGCAAGTCGACCTTGGCCGCGGGCATCGCCCTGTACCTCCTGCTGGCCGATGGCGAGCAGGGCGCCGAGATCGTGTCGGCGGCGGCCGATCGTGAGCAGGCGTCGATCGTGTTCGAGGCGGCGTCCTCGATGGTGCAGGCGTCGCCAGTCCTGTCACGCGTGTGCACTGTCCTGCGCAAGGAGATCGTGACTCGCGATGGATGTCGGTATCGGGCGATCTCGGCCGACGCGCATACGAAACACGGATACAACTGCTCCGGCATAGTGTTCGATGAGGTTCATGCGCAGCCCAATCGTGAGCTCTGGGATGTGCTGACGACCTCGACCGGAGCGAGGACGCAGCCTCTTACAATCGCGATCACGACAGCGGGACACGATCGGGAGTCGCTCTGCTACGAGCTGCACCTGCACGCCAGGTCGATCCTCGACGGATCACTAGACGATCCGTCGTTTTTGCCGGTCATCTATGCCGCCGGCGACAGTGATGACTGGCGCCTCGAGGATACATGGCGTCGAGCGAATCCAGGCTATGGGGTCTCGGTGCTGGCCGACTACATGCGCCAGGCATGCGCCGACGCGCAGCAGTCTCCGGCGCGCGAGCTGGCATTCAGGAGGCTGCACCTCAACCAGTGGACGGACACGGTGACTCGCTGGATCTCTCCCGACGCATGGGACGCGTGTCGATCACCTCGCCCCGAGCTCGCCGGACGACCATGCTATGGCGCGCTCGACCTGTCATCGACGATGGATCTCTCCGCATTCGTCCTGGCATTTCCGCTCGATGACGGCACGATCTGGATCGAGCCGATGTGTTGGGCGCCTCGAGGCGCCCTTCGTGATCGCGAGCGCCGCAACAAGATGCGTTTCGATAACTGGTCGGCGAGTGGTCACCTGCGTGTGACCGATGGCGATGTCATCGAGTACGAGGATGTTTACGCTCAGATCAGGGCGACGCTCGCTCGGTATCGGATCATGGACATCGCGATAGATCGCTGGAACACATCGCAACTCGCCCAGCAGATGCAGTCTGACGGACTCGCTGTCGTGTCATTCGGACAGGGTTACGCGAGCATGTCGCCGGCGGCCAAGGACTGGGAGACCCTGGTGCTGGCCAAAAAAATACGCCATGACGGCCATCCGGTATTGCGGTGGTGTCTCGGCAACGCGTCAATAGAGAGCGATGCCGCGGGCAACATCAAGCCCTCGAAATCGAAATCGTCCGAGAAAATAGACGCCCTTGTCGCCGCTGTCATGGCAGTCGCGAGGGCGAGGGTCGGATCGGCAGGTGGCTCGGTGCGAGGTGCGCCGAGCATATACGAGTCACGAGGCATGGCCACCTTATGACGATCATCGAGCGCGTCATGAGCTACCTGTCCGGCACGCGCTCCGAGCAGCGCGCGGCCAGCACGACCCAGGTGTGGCGTGACCCGGCGTTGACGATGTTTTTCGGCGGCGCGGTCAGCAATGCCGGCACCAGTGTATCGGCCGACACGGCCGCTAATTACAGCCCGTTCTGGCAGGCGGTGCGCCTGATCTCCGAGACGATCGCCTCGTTGCCGATCCATGTGTATCGCAAGGTCGGCGACAGTCGCGTGATCATCGACGACATCGGCGTCGGTGACATGCTGAGGATCGCTCCAAACTCCGAGATGTCGGCCATGCAGTTCAGGGCGTCATGGATCACGCACGCCCTCATCCATGGCAACGGATACGCCGAGATCGAGCGTGACACGCTCGGGCGCCCGACCCGGATCTGGCTGCTGAATCCTACCTCGATCAGCGTCGAGCGAGCCAGTGACTCGAGCATCATCTACGGCTACCAGATGACCGGCGGCCAGCGCATCTACCTGCCGGCCGATGATGTCCTGCACCTGCCCGGCCCTGGCACGGACGGGGTCGTCGGCCTGTCGATCATCCGGCAAGCTCGCCAGGCGATCGGCCTCGGCCTCGCCGCCGAGCAGTTCGGCTCGCAATTTTTCGGGAGCGGCGGGCGCCCCTCGGGCGTGCTGGAGCATCCCGGCCGACTCAGTGACGATGCGCGGGCTCGACTCCGCGGTGATTGGGAACGCCTGCATGCCGGCATAGACAACGCCCATCGGGTCGCAATCCTCGAGGAGGGCATGAAATGGTCGACGACCAGCATCCCTCCTGACGACGCGCAGTTCCTGCAGACGAGAAAGTTCCAGATCGAGGAGATCGCCCGCTGGTTTAATCTGCCGCTCAGCAAGCTGCGATCTCCCGAGTCGAGCTCGTACAACTCGCTCGAGCAGGAGAACCTCGCGTTCCTGTCGGAGACCCTGCGCCCATGGCTTGTGCGCATCGAGCAGGAGATCCGCCGCAAGCTGTTGGATGATCCCTCGACCTATGTCGAGCACAAGGTCGAGGGATTGTTGCGCACCGACATCTCGGCGCGATACAGCGCCTACTCGATCGGTCGACAGTGGGGATGGCTCAGCGTCAACGAGATCCGCGCCCTCGAGGGACTCGACCCCGTCGATGGTGGCGATATTTACCTCAGTCCGCTGAACATGACACCGATCACGGCGAATACAGAGCAGGCGCCAGTCGTCGCGAATCCCGAGGTCTCGCCCGTCACGCAGGCTCCTGCAGTCGATGTGGCCGCCACGGCGCTCAATGGCGCGCAGGTCACATCGCTCCTCGAGATCGTGACGCAGGCAAGCCAGGGGCTGATCACGATTGACACGGCCAAGGCGTTGGTGGCGGCCGCGTTCCCGATGCTGTCGCAGCAAACTGTCGACGCGATATTCGCGCGCATGATCATCGCGCCAGCGCCCGCACCAACTCCCGCACCGCAGGCCGCGAGCCTGCGCGCCGTGCCGGAAAAATACGCCGACATCTCGTTCAGTCCGCCGCAGGGCGTGCGCGAGGCGCTGCGCCGCGGTCTCGACCTGCACGATCAGGGATTCAGCGGTGACGGCCTGCAGGCCGACACAGTCGCATGGGCGAGTCGCATGGCATCGGGCGAGCCGGCCAGCCCCGAGAAGATCGTCGCCATGCGCGCCTGGCATGCGCGCCATGCCAGTGACAAGAAGCCCGGATGGGACGATCCGCCGACTCCCGGCTATGTCGCGTTCCTCTTGTGGGGCGGTGCCCCTGGCGTGACATGGTCGGAGACGATCGCGGCCCGCATGGAGCGGGCTGATGAGGAGGCAGGCTCATGATCATCGAGAGACGCGCATCCGGATCGCTGTCGAGCACGGCCGGCAAGCTGGTCGGGTATGCCAGCGTCTACGGTCCGCTCTCCGAGGATCTCGGCGGATTCCGGGAGCGGATCGCGGCGGGAGCATTCCAGCGCACACTCGACTCGCGATCTGATGTCCGTGCCCTGGTGAATCATGACTCGACCCTCGTCCTCGGGCGCAGGTCGGCCGGGACGCTCAGCCTGACCAGCGACTCGACCGGCCTGCGCGTCGAGATCGACCCGCCAAACACGAGCTACGCGAACGACCTCAAGGAGCTCATCGGCCGCGGTGATGTGAGCCAGATGTCGTTCGGATTTTTTGTCAATCGTGACGAGTGGATCATCGAGAACGAGGCCCGAGTCCGGATCGTGCATGATGTCGATCTCATCGAGGTCAGCGTCGTCACGATCCCGGCGTATCCGGACACCACGATCGCGCTGCGCTCGCGTGATCGCTGGGAGCGGGAGCAGGAGCTCCAGCGGCATCTACGCGAGCGCAGGATCCGAGTCATCGAGCTCTGCAGGAGGAGGACGAGATGAACGAACAGCAGAAGCTCCGCGCCGAGCGCACTCGGCTCGAGGGAGAAGTCAAGGCGCTGCACGCCGGCGCTGAAAACCGCGCCTGGACTCCCGAGGAGGAGGCCAAGGTCAACGCCATCGAATCACAGATCCAGAACATCGATTTTCGCCTCATGGCGATCGAGGAGGCCATGGATATGCCGGCCGAGCAACCCGAGGAGAGCAGCATCGAAAAGAACGGACTGCAGGAGACGATCCAGGCCGAGGTCCGCAAGGCCATCGACAGCCTTGCCGTTTCAAGGAGGCGCATCATGCCAGCACCGATGGTCGTGTCCGATCTCGATGACAAGCGCGCCGAGCGCGAACGAGGCCTCGCCCTGCGCGCCTGGTTCCTCGGCAACGACGCGAACACCGAGGAGGTCAATGCCGCTCGCAAGCTCGGCCTCAACCTGCGCAACAACAAGCTCACCCTGCGCGCGCAGTCGACCACCACGACCGCGGGCGGATACACGATCCCCCAGGGATTCCTCGCCGAGCTCGAGTCGCGGCGACTTTTTTACAACACCTTGCGAGGCGTCGCGCGTGTGATCCGCACCGAGACCGGCAACACCCTGCCGTTCCCGACAACGGACGACACGAGCAATGTCGCCAACCTGACGGCCGAGAACACGGCGCCATCGGCCACCGATGTCGTGTTCGGCCAGGTGAGCCTCGGCGCCTACAAGCTCGACAGCCTCGTGCAGGTCAGCAACGAGCTGCTGCGCGACAGTGGACTCGACCTCGCCAGCGAGATCGCCTCGATCCTCGGTGAGCGAATCGGGCGCAAGGAAGCCGCTTTCTTCGCGACCGGCACCGGCTCGAGCCAGCCTCAGGGCGTTGTCACCGGCGCGTCCGCCGGTGCGACCGCGGCCACCACGACGACCATTACCCTGGCGAACATCATGTCGCTGGTGAACTCGCTGGACTTCGCATACCAGCAGGGCGCCTCGTTCATGATGCACCAGAGCGTGTGGAACACGATCCTGCAGCTGGCCGACAGCCAGAACAGGCCGCTGTTCCTCGACCTCCTCAACGGCAACGGCCCGAGACTTCTCGGATACCCGGTGGTCGTCAATAACAACATGGCGAGCTCGATCGCCTCGGCGAACGTCACCATGCTGTTCGGCGACTTCTCGAAGTATTACATTCGCCAGGCGGGCGACCTCGAGGTCATCCGCATGGACGAGCGGTACGCCGACGCCTACCAGACGGGCTTTATGGTCGTGGAGCGGGTCGACGCCAAGGTCGCGCAGAGCAACGCGATCAAGAAGCTCACCCAGCCAACTGCCACCACCACCACCACCTGATGAGCTGATCATGGCCAGAGTCGGACAAGTAAAGCCGCGGCGTGATGTCACCTTTCCAGTCTCCATCCAGGGACTGGAGAGGACCGTCGCGCTCATGCTGAACTTTCCGAAAGCCGTGTCGGCCGCTATGAAGCGCGCCGTGACGATCTCGTCGCGGCGCATCGCCAAGGACGCCAAGGCCCGCGTGCCGCAGCGTCGCAGTTTCACGAGGATCAAGGGCAAGCGAATCCCGTATTACGGACAAACCGGAACGCTTAAAAAGTCGATCGGATTCAAGGTCGTCAAGCCGAAAAGCGCGACCGGCACGGCGCTCGCCCCTCTGGTATGGGTCGGAGTTGTTGGCCCTCGCAAGGGTCGGAAATACTCGGGCGTCGCGTTCAAGCACTACCACAAGCCCAAGCGCACATCAGTGGCGCAGCGTGATGTGATCGTGCCTGTGATCCCCAAGTTTTACGCTCACCTGGTCGAGCACGGCGCCACGATCAAGATCTGGCGCAGCGGCAAAACGAAAAGGATCCCGGCTCGGCCATTCCTCAACCCTGCCCTGCATGCCAACGCGGGCTCGATCACGCAGTTGGTCAGGGAGTCGCTCGACATCCAGATCGAGAAACTCATCAAGCGCGGCGACATCATCGTCGACACGGGGGAGGTGCTCGGATGAGCGTGCTCGGCAAGGCATGCCGCACCTATCTCTCCGGTCGCACCGGATACGGGTCGACCGTGCCGGGCGGCATATCGCCCGAGATCGCGAATGTCGGCACGACGATGCCGTATGTCGTGTATCAGACGATCACGACCCAGCCCCAGATGCTGCTGTCCGGTACGCCCGCGGTCATGACAGAGCGCGTGCAGGTCACGGTCGTCAGCAATACACGGGCCTCGGCGCAGGTCGTGGTCGATTGGATCAGGGATCAGATACAGGCGAATCCGGGCCGACAGACGATCGGCTCCACGACGGTCCATCACTGGCGCATCGACGACACGGCCGACCAGTCCGAGGTCGTCAGTGATGGGGATGACGAGGCGACTCGGTTATCGACGATCGAGCTGGTCGGTGTGTACCAATAGGAGACTCTAGTCATGGCATATGTCGTCGGACCAAGCGCCACCGCGGCGTTCTGCACCATCGCCAACTCCACCACGGGCACGACCGCGTCGCTGTCGGGCCTGATTTCGATTGCCGCGAATGCCAGGTCGATGGCGTTCGCGGATGTCACCGCTCTGTCGGACACGACCCTGCAGCGCATCCCGGTGCGGGCCGATCCCGGCACCGTGCAGCTGACGATCTTCCTGGATGACACTGTGACGGCCAGCAACCTGTGGACGACCTTGAACACTCGCCGCACCTCCAAGACGCGGACTCGGGTGACCATCGACCTGCCGGGCGCCAACATCGACGGCCTCCTGACATATGATGGATACATCAGCGAGATCAGCACGCCCGAGGTCGCGTCCTCGGATGAGGCGTTGCGGTTCACGGTCACGCTGCAGCTCTCGGACAAGGATGTGTGATCATGGCACTGACTCGCGACCAGATCCTCGCGGCATCTCCGGCCCTGCGCGTCGAGCGCGTGCAGGTGCCGGAATGGGGCGGCGAGGTCTGCGTGAGGGAGATGACAGCGGGCGAGCGCGATCGCTGGGACGCCTGGCAGATCGAGCACACGGGCCCGGACAGGTTCAACGACCTGCGGGCCCGTCTGCTCGTCACGGTTCTCTGCGATGAGCAGGGAGCCCGACTGTTCAGCGACTCTGACATCGAGCAGGTGAGCCGGATGCCGGCCTCGGTCGTGACGAGGATCTGGTCGATGGCTGTCGACCTCGCCGGCCTGTCCGGAGATCCGGAAAAAAAGTAGTTTCGGACCCGATCCGTCGGGTCAAGTTTCGGCTCGCCGCGCTGCTCGGCATGACTGTGGGGGAGCTCGAGATGCGAATGAGCGCCCGCGAATTGTCCGAGTGGATCGAGCTCTTGCGAGTCGATCCATGGGGCGTTTATCGCAGCGACCTTCAGCATGCGCTCGCGGCATGGTCTCCACTCGCCGCGGCAGGCGGCAAGGCCAAGGTCGAGGATTTCTTGCCGCCGGATCGCAACGAGGACTGGCGCACAGCCAAGCCTGCCAGCATCGATGATCTCATCCGCGAAACGGGCGCCAAGATATTGAGGACCACCTGACATGGCCAATGTTGCCAACATGGCGGTCAAGATCGGATTCGATGGCGCTGACGCGCTGCGCGGATCCGCTCAGATCAGCGATGCCGTGCTCAAGGTCGCGACCGCCGCCGACAAGGCGGCCAAGTCCATGAACGCCCTCGACCTGCAGAAGTTCCATAACGCCGAGGCGACACGCGCCGCCCGCATGCTGATGACGGCCGCCGAGATCGAGAAAGACATCGCGCGCGAGAGACTGCAGGAGCGGATGAAAGGGCTTAACGCCCTGGAAAAGCAGGAGTTGCTGGCATCCGAGAAACTGCGATCACGCCTCATGAAAATGTCGGCGGCGGACATCGAGCGTGAGATGGCGATGACGAGGAGGGCCGAGCGCCTCAAGGGACTCAACGCCCTCGAGCGCGAGGAGCTCATCGCTTCCGAGAAACTCAAGGCGCGTCTGGCTACCATGTCGGCGAGGGAGATCGAGAAGGACATCGCGGATCGCAGGATGCAGGAGCGTTTGAAGGGGCTGAACGCGCTCGAACGACAGGAGCTCATCGCGTCCGACAAGCTCAAACAAAAGCTCATGGGTATGTCGGCAGCACAGATCGAGCGCGAGTTGGCCAGCAATAGGATGCGCGAGCGCATGAAGGGTCTCAACGCCCTGGAACGCGAAGAGCTCGTCGCTGCGGAAAAGCTCAAGCAAAAGCTCATGAGTATGTCGGCAGCACAGATCGAGCGCGAGCTGGCTGCCAACCGAATGCGCGAACGCATGAAGGGACTCAACGCGCTGGAACGCGAGGAGCTCGTCGCTGCGGAAAAACTTAAGGCGCGTCTGACTACCATGTCGGCGACACAGATCGAGCGCGAGCTGGCCGCCAACAGGATGCGCGAACGCATGAAGGGATTGAACGCGCTCGAACGCGAGGAGCTCATCGCTGCCGAGCGGCTCAAGGCCAAGCGCATGCGCATGTCGGCCGACGAGATCCGAAACGAGATCGCCGCCGAGCAGGCCAAGGCGGCGGCCGCCAGGCGATTCGATGGACTCAACGCCCTCGAGAAGCAGAAACTGATGCGCGATGACGCGACTCGAGCCAGGCGCATGGGAATGACGGCGACACAGATCGAGCGTGAGATCCAGTCGGAGCAGACACGCGAGCGGCTCAAGGGCATGAACGCCCTCGAGCGTCGTGAGTTCATCGAGGCCGAAAAGAAGCGCCAGCGCCGCATGCGCATGTCGGCCGAGCAGATACAGGCTGAGATCGCCGCCGAGGAGAAAGCGCGGCAGGTCGCGCCAAAGCAGAGCCTATTTGAGCGTGTCGGGATCAAGGGACTCGCCGATGCCAAGGCTGGTCTCGAGATGATCCGCGGCATCATGCAGACATTCGTGCTCGTGCCGGCGCAGGCCATGATCTCGATCATGCGCATGGGATCCGAGCTGCAGAACATGCAGACGATCGCGCGAGGTCTCGAGACGCGTGTCGGTGGCGGGGCCGAGTCAATCGATCGCCTGCGCAAGATCTCGACCGGCACCGGCGCTCCCCTTGAGACGCTGAACAAGTCGATGTTGGAATTGTCGGCCTCGGGCATGAGCATCGAGGACGCGACGCGCGCTGTCGAGAAAACGGCCAACGCGATCACGGTTCTCGGTGGCACGGCCGAGGCCGCGGGTCTCGTCACGGGAGCGATCGGCTCCCTGCGCGAGAGTGCCATGGCGAGCGAGGGACCGCTGCGCCAATTGCAGGCATCGGGCCTGAATGTGTTCGGCGCCCTGCAGAAGGAGATCAGTCGAGCGACAGGTCAGGCAGTCTCTCTCGATGAAGCGTTCACCATGCTGCGCGAGGGATCCGTCCTGTCGAGCACGGCGATCCGGGCGATATTCACGGCAAGCGAAGATGCGGCGGGCGCCGCCCAGCAGATAGGCGACTCATTCGGTGGACAATTGCAGAAGCTGTCGGCCGGGTTCTCCGACATGCTGCGCGAGCTCGGCCAGCAAGCCCTGAAACTGTTCGAGCCCGAAAAGGCGTTCGCCGCATTGCGCGGCGTGTTCGAGGGCATCATGGAGTCGGTGCGCGAGATCGCCGACGCGTTCGCTCCCGTCCTCGATCCGGCCGAGAAGGGCAAGCAGCTCAAGGATCTATTCGAGTCCGGCAAGGAGATCGGCAAAACTCTCGGCAAGGCGCTGATCGAGGCGGCCGCGACATTCAAGGAGTTGATGACGGCGCTTCTCCCTGATCTCAAGACGATCCTCAAGGACATGCGCGGATTGACGCCAGGTCGGGCCGGACTGGCTGTCGCCAAGGGCGCGGCCGGGATCCCGTTTGAGTTCGGCAAGGACATCGGCATGCAGATCATGCGCGATATCGACAAGGGATTCGGTCTCGGCATCGCCCCGAATGGCAACCTCGCGCAGATCATCAAGGAGACCGAGGCGCTCAAGGAAAAGCTCGGCGCCGGCAATTTCGAGGGCGGCGCCTCCGCCATGGGAGACTTCGGTGACGCAATCGAGGATGTCGATGATGTCACCGAGCAGTTCGTCGCCGATCTCATCCGACAGACAGAGGAGATGCGTCAGGCTAATCAAACTGTCGAGCGCCTGCGCAAGGAGGCGCTGAAGAGCTCGATGACCGACGCCGAGAAGTTCGCCGAGATGATCCAGGCGATCGATGTGAAACTCAAGCAGGCGAGCGCAGCCAGTGAGGGCCAGCAGGCGCTCCTGCGCGAGGCGCTCGGCCGGCAGGTCGGCGCGCAGATCCAGTCGGCGATTCAGAAGTTCAGATCACAGCAGCAGGATCTCCCGAGCGCCCTGGTGGCAGGATCGGCGGCCGAGGTCGAGGCTCGCATCCGTGCCGAGCGAGGCATGAAGACGAACGAGGAGGAGGTGCTGGCCGCGCTCGACGAACAGACACGACAGGGACAGGAGCAGCTGCGCGCGCTCAACGAGCTGGTCGCCATCGCGGCGGCGAACGGCCGCGCGCCCGCGACGCTCGTCATGCCGAAATAGGAGCGAGTCGATGGCGTACACGCTATTTTCAGAAGTGCATTCAGGACGGCAGGCGACCGTCGACGCGAAGTTCAACCGCACCTATCAGCGCGTATTTCTCGTGCGCACCGATGCCGCGACATATGGTCCCTACTACGCGGGCTCGCATCCGTCACTGCCCGCGATATTCTCGACGCATCCCGAGGACGCCTTGGCATATTGCCTGACGCTCGCGCCATCGCAGGATCAGGATGATCCGATGCTCTGGCGTGTTACAGCTAACTATGCTTCGAATCTGGACATGAACGCTGCTGGCAGTGCACCATCTGGCATACCTGCCGTTGACACACAGCAGCAGGGCATAGCGCCGGCTTCACGAATTCAAACACCGACACTGAGAGGGCGAGACTATCAGATCTCAACAAATGCTTACCAGATTGCGTTGTATGTGGCGATAAACGCCAACACCAACACGCTGGAGGTCGTGCAAAATACGGCCGGCGAGCCCATGCTACCACCGCTGCAGGCTATGCGAGGAGGAGCTACGATCACGGTCGGTCTCAACTCGCTCAACTCCCCGAGTGGAGCGTGGATTGGAGCTATCGGCATGGTCAATAGTTCGACATACACAGTCGGCCCCTATGTGATCGGTGCGCTGCTGGCTCGGCTCAATAGTGTTAGTGCTCAATTAGTTTACGAGAACAATCTCTCCTACTGGCGATGGACTCTTGTGTTTGAATACCGGCCAAACGGTTGGCTCACAAGTTTGGCCAACATGGGTAAAAAAGTAAGAGTCACGGCCGGATCTGATGTTTTGAAAAATCTGGAGATCAATGGAGTTAGTGTTTCCTCTCCTGTCTACTTAAACTCAACAGGGACAGGTCCGTGGACAAGCTCTGAATCTGTTCTAGTAAAATATAGAAATTATCTCACATACGACACGGTCGCATTCCCGAGCCTGTAGGAGTCCGTCATGCCGGGATACCTGCTCGACGAGGACTCGATCGCTCGACTCGCGAAGATGTTGCGCGACTACGAGCAGGGCACGCTGTTTGCTGCTGGTCAGACTGATCGCGATGATGCCGGCGAGTCCCCGGTCGTCCACTATGTCAGATGCACATCGTCGACGCCTACTAGCGGCCTGTACCCTGGCGTCCTGCTGAGCTATGACGCAAGCAGCGGCACTTACTCCGATGTCGAGAATGTCCGTCTGCTCGAGATCAACGGGACAGTCCCGGTCGCGACATATCGGTATTTCGGACGATTCGCGGGCTATACCAGCGGCGGTGACACGGTCTACGCGATCTCGGCCGCGGCTCCCACAACGACGACAACGACCACCACTACAACGACTCCAGCTCCGACTACCACGACCACGACGACCAGCACGACCACCAGCACGACGACGACTACCACCACGACAACGACTACCACGACGACGAGCACGACGACGACGACGCCCGCACCCCTGTCGATCTCGGTCGTCACCGGGATCACATGCGAGGATGGCGTGATCACGCCCGTCTACACGACGATCTGCATACCCGGCGGATACATCTGCTGATGGCCTGCACAGGGTTCTGTGAATGGTTCTGGAATGGCTCCTCATGGGAGCTGATCAGCGACACATGCTCGGAAGAATGCGAGCCATGCACGGCTCCGACCTACACGCCCGATGTTGAAACCTATGTGACGGTTCAATGTCTTGGAACGACTACTACCACGACGACGACGACAGAAGATCCAAGCAGTACCACTACGACCACGACGACGACGACAGAAGAACCGACTACGACGACGACGACGACGACAGAAGAACCGACTACGACCACGACGACGACGACAGAAGAACCGACTACGACCACGACGACGACGACAGAAGATCCAAGCAGTACCACTACGACCACGACGACGACGACAGAAGAACCGACTACGACGACCACTAGCACGACTACGACAACAACTACGACCACTAGCACGACTACGACAACAACTACGACCACTAGCACGACTACGACAACAACTACGACCACTAGCACGACTACGACGCCATGCGAAAACATCTGCACATGGATCTGGCATGCTACTGAGCAGGAATGGATTCTCGAATTTGACCTATGCGAGGAGGGATGCGAATGTCCTCCAGCACCGACAGAGCCAGGGACGACAAACGGCGATTCGTCTGGTGGCTACTGCGTTCCCACCACAACGACCAGCACGACGACATCGACGACCACGACTCCGGCCTGCGAATGCACCTGGCGATGGAACGCGACCAGCGAGACATGGCTCGTCATCAACCGCGGATGCAATCCGGAGAACGAGACCTGCGATGGTGGCTGCTCGTATCCTCCAGATCCCGGCGAGGTCGACGGCGAGGAGACGACGACCGAGTGCGCTCCTCTCTACTGCTCCGATTGCTGCGGATCCGAGGACTGCTGTCCCACCACGACGACGACCTCGACGACAAGCGGCTGTGGTTTCTGCATCTATATATGGTCCGAGGCGAGTCAATCATGGAGCCTGCTCGGCGGATTTGAAGAGTGCAACCCTGGAGGTGAGGGCTGCGTATGCGGGCCTGCTCCGGCATATACGCCGCCCGGAGACGGAGTGACAGTCGTGGTCGATTGCGAACTAGTCGGTCAGACACTTGCTCCCGAGGTGATGTCGGCCGAATCGACCAGCACGACTCCGCGCCCGCCGATCACGCCCGAGGCGCGGGCGATGCTGGTCGCCATTAAAACGAGGATCCGCCTGCCGTGCGCGCACCTCGGGCCCGAGCTCGAGACTCGCAGCTCGTGCGGATGCGGAAAGTCCTCGCTTCGGCACTCCTGCGGTATACTGGGCGAATGTCGAGTCTACGCGCCGAGGGCGACCGACCAGATCGCCCAATGCGTGAAGTGTCCGCACTACGAGGCGCCGCATGGCTGAGCCGCTGCTGACGATCGGGATGGCGACATACGACGACCCGCAGGGCGTCTGGTGGACGCTGTCGAGCCTGCGACTTCATCATGTCGGCATCCATGATCCGCGGATCGAGCTGCTCGTCATCAACGACCATCCCAAGGAGTGCCAGGATCTCGCGAACGCCTGCGCCAACGCGGGCGCGCGCCTCATCAGCAAGTCAAAAAATCTCGGCCCTGCGCACGCGAAAAACACGATCTGGGAGCAGGCGACCGGACAGTATGTCCTGATGCTCGACTGTCATGTCCTGCTCGGCAACGGATCGCTCAAGTACATCGTCGAGGCGATCAAGCAGGACATGATCGGCAAGGACATGTGGGTCGGGCCCTTGCTCAACGAGAGGGGCGGGATCATCGCGACCGAGCTCCTGCCTCAGCTGCGCGGCGAGTTCTTCGGGATCTGGCATGTCGCGGCCGATCAACCAAACAAGATCCGCGAGGTGCATGCGCACGGGAGCGCTTACGCTCTGATGCGCCGCGATTGCTGGCCGGGATTCTCGGAACATTTTCGCGGATTCGCCGGAGAGGAAATCTATATCCATGAGAAGGTCCGGCGCGCCGGTGGCAAGGTGCTCTACCATCCGGCGCTGTCCTGGTCTCATCGGTTCTGTCGATTCGCGCCCGTGCCGTATTCGCTGACCATCAACGACAAGGCCCGCAACTACCTGATCGCGGCGCACGAGATGGGCTGGAATATAGGACAGTTCCAATCCTATTTCGCCAAGCGCCTGGCGCACGACCAGATGGTCGTCGTCGAGCGCGAGGTCGCCGCGATCTATCCTGACGCTTTCACTCGTGACTGCTCCGACATCCCGAGGTTCAGGGAGATCGACTGATGGACAATCAAAACTATGGCGCCCCGTATCTCCTCTACGCGATGGGCGCATCGATGGCTGGCGCCGCCTGGTGGCTCGCGGTTAACATCCTCATCCCGGTGCGGGATGATCACCGGGAGTTTCTCCGAAAATTGGATCGTAACCTTGAGAAACTCAGTGATCAGGTCGAGACCCTGCCGTGTCGCGTCTCGGCCCTGCACGAGCGAAACTCGGTCAACAACGCGCCATCGCGCGCGGCGGAGGTGAGGACATGATCTACCTGGTGCTGGCATGCTGCGCGCAGCTCACACTGCCGGCGGAGATCAGGGCGGAGCCTGGGACATTCGTCACGATCACGGCCGATACCAAGGGCACGATCGTGCGATATGTGCCACTCGATGCCGGCCTGCAGGTCTTTCCGGCGCACCTGCTGGCCGACAAAAGGACTACTGTCGTACTCTCACTCACGCCAGGTCGATATCGTGTCCTCGGATACACGGCCATCGATGGCAACCCCACCGAGCCCGCGGTCGTGTCGGTCGTGATCGGTGATCGGCCGACACCACCTGACCAGGTGCCCGATCATGCCGCGCTCCTGTCGGCCCTGTCCGGCATATGGGGCGGGCATGTCGAGCGCGACAAGGGCGCGAAACTCGACGCCCTGATCGCGACCTATCGCGCCATCGAGTCGATCACGGCCGATGAGAAGATCGAGACCACCGACGCGCTGATGCGGGCCTGCGTCGACGCCCGCAAAAAGGCGGGCCTCGCTGATGACGCAATCCTGCCGATCAGGCAGAGAATCACCGAGGAGTGGACACGCGCCCTCGGTGACGCCGACGCGCCGATGACGCCCGAGCTGCGGGCCAAGGCGCGAGGCGTCGCGGTCAAGGTTCTCCGGGCACTGGAGGGACTGCGATCATGAGTGACTGGTACACGCCGGGATGGATTGATGATCCGGCCGCGGTCGAGGAGGTCGTGTCGACGCTGGTCGAGCCCGACATCTCGTCGACGCCGATCGGATCCGTCAGCGACCTGCCGGAGCGCGTGCATCTCTGGGCCGCGGCGCGCAAGGTTCTCGGCACGCTCCTGCCACCGCGCAATCAGGGGCGGGTCGGATCGTGCGTCGGATTCGGCACGGCTCGCGCGATCGAGTACACGATGCTGTGCGAGATCGCGGCCGGAGAGCCCGAGGAGTTCGAGGCGCTGGCGGCCGAGGTGATCTACGCCGGCGCGCGAGTCGAGGTCGGCAATCGCAGGATCCGCGGCGATGGCGCGATCGGCGCGCATGCCGCCACATGGGCGCGCGACTGGGGCGTGCTGGCCAGGCAGAAGTATGGTGACATCGACCTCGGATCCTACAGCGAGACACGAGCTCGCGAATGGGGAGATCAGGGCGTGCCCGACCAGCTCGAGGTCATTGCGAAAAATCATCCGGTGCGGCAGGTGACACGGGTCAAGACATGGCTCGACGCCAAGCGCGCCCTGGCGTCCGGATACGCGATCTCGATCTGCAGCAATCAGGGATTCGCGATGAGGCGGGACAGCAACGGCGTCGCGGCGTCGAACGCTCGATGGGCGCACTGCATGACTCTCTGCGGATACGATCGACTCGGACAGGACGAGATCGGGCGCATCGACAACTCGTGGGGACCGGACGCGCACACGGGCCCGGTCGGTGCCGGCAACCCCGGGCCCGAGGGATTCTACGCATACGACGAAGTGATCAATGGCATGCTGGCGTCAGGCGACGCCTGGATTTTCGCGAATGTCAACGGATTCGTGCGGAGGTCTCTACCATGGCTGATCTGATCGAGCACTATCAGCGAGTGCGCTCGCTCGCCCGCGGTCAGGAGAGCTGGACATCCTTGACGATGGCGGCCTGCCTAGCCGTGCAGGCGCAGGCGCTCCAGCACATGCACAGCGTCAAGGCCAGCAAGACGCCGCTCGGCGACGCGATCCCCGATCCGAAACCCTTGCGCGTGTGGGCCGAGGAGGTTCTCGACGACCTGCTGGCGCAACGGGATCCGACTCCCGAGGCGTGGCGCATCCTCGCCGAATACTGCGCCGACCGCATCCGTGTGCATGCGCTTGAGGCGTCCTGATGCTGCCGTTCGTGTCCTGCCTGTGCCCGACCTATGGCCGACCCGAATGCGTTGAGGAGGTGATCGAGTCGTTCCTGCGGCAGGATTATCGAGGGCAAAAGGAACTCATCGTCGTCAACGATCTCCATGATCAGCGACTGATCTACGATCATCCCGAAGTGCGGGTCGTCAACGCCAAGGCGCGCGTGACGCCGCTCGGAGCGAAATTCAACGCGGTCGCATCGATGGCGCAGGGCGATGTGCTGTTCGTCTGGGAGGACGACGACATCTACCTGCCGCACCGGATCAGCTACTCGATCGACCACATGCAGCGCGGGATCTGGCACACGCCGATCGCATGGTACGAGGAGAGCCTCGGCGAGGTGATCCCGGCCCGCAACCTATTTCACGCCAACCTGGCGATCGAGCGTACCGCGTTCTGGTCGATCGGCGGATACGAGGAGTCGGACTGGCCGGGCATCGATACGCGACTATTCGAGTCGCTCAATCGCATTTATGGGAATGTCCACACTACGATATCGCATCACGAGGCGTACTACATTTACCGCTTCGGGACATCGGGACGATGTCACGCCAGCAACTGGATCAATGACGGAGAGACGAGCGCGCACGCCGAGCGCGTCGCTCACGATGATCTGCGATCGGGACGACTGACCGCGGGCGACATCACGCTGCGTCCGCAGTGGCGACGGGATTATCTCGGGATGGTCGAGAGGGCGAGGGCGAAACTATGACGATCGACGAGATGTATCGTGTGCAGATCGACAGCCCCAGCGACATGCAGGGTCACCTGCTGACGCTGCGCGAGCTCGCCAGGGGATGCGAGCTCGTCGTCGAGCTCGGCGTGCGTGACGGGGTCTCGACGATCGGGCTGCTCGCGGGTCGACCCTATGAGATGATCTCGGTGGACATCATGCCGAGCTCGTCACGGATGATGGACATCGCCGAGTCGGCTCGCGCAGAGGGTCTCCGCTGGAGATACCTGCAGTCCGACTCGCTCACTGTCGATCTGCCGGACGGGATCGGACTCCTGCTGATCGACACGATCCATCGTCACGACCAGCTCGCCGCCGAGCTCGAGCGGCACGCGCCACGAGTCCTGCCAGGAGGCGCCATCGCAATGCACGACACGGTGACATTCGGCTCGGCCGACGAGCCGATGTACTCGCACGCGTCACGACTGCTCCGTGCCGGCGAGCCATCAGGCCATGCCGGCCTGCGCCGGGCGATCACGACATTCATCGAGAATCATCCGGACTGGATGATCGAGTCCGAGTACGACCACTGTCACGGACTGACAGTGATCCGGAGATCGGAGTCATGATCCTCGACTGGCTGCGCTCCTGGCTGTCGTCCGACGCCGACCTCGTCGCGGGATCGCGTCCGAGGTCAAGCCAATGGCCGCGGGTCAGGAGGGATCACCTGCGCCACTGGCCGGCATGCGCGGCATGCGGACGGACTCGAGACCTCGAGGTGCATCATGTCATCGCGTACAGCGATCGACCCGACCTCGAGCTCGAGCCGAGCAACCTGCTCACACTATGCGCCGACCCGTGCCATATCGTGCACGGTCACCTGATGTCATGGTCTCGGATCAATCCGAGCGTGCGTCAGGACGCCGACGCATACGCCGCCCGGATCCGTGCGGCGCGCGACGCCGAATGACGGCCGGCAGCGATGAGGCAGGGATCGACCAGGTGCGCGGGCCGAGGCGCGTGCACGGGATCGTCCCGTCAGCGCATGCGCGGCGCACTGTGCGAACGGATACACCGAGGCGAGCCGCGACCTCGGTGACGGTGAGATGGATGTCAGTCATGGTCACTCCGGTCATGCGTGAGTCAGTGTCGCCCACGCGCTCACGAGCCTCGTCATCCGCTGGATCAGCCGTCGCCACGCCACCTGATCGGATTCGCGGCTGTGTTGGCCGATGGCATCCTCGGCCATCATGGCTGCGATCTCGGGATACTGCATGACATCCTCGTCGTCCGGGCAGAGGAGCTCGATGACTGAATGATCGCTCCAGTCGCCGACAACGAACTGGTCGCCGCCGATCTCGTGACGAATATCGTCGGCATCTGTGCCATCGGTGACGGCCTCAGCCCTGACAATTTTGCCGTCGTTGGCATCGACATACGCGAGCGCCCCGCTCTCCATCGCCGCCAGGGCGGCAGCGTTGCAGGCCTCGGCGTCTCCGCATGCAATTTCGGGATGATCATCGCCCCATGCGACGATAGCCTTTTCGATCGTGCCGGCCTTGCGGATGTCGTGGATGTCGAGTCGGATGATCCCTGGCATGTCTGTCACTCCTGATATGGTCCGCACCTTGCGTCCCGGACGCCCTCGCGGGCGTTTCGGCCCGGCGCCCCGGGCCTCGTCAGCGGGCAATCAGGCGCAGTCGATATCGACTTCGAGTCCGCGATCTGCGCCGATTTTGTCGCCCAGAGCGATGGCGCGCTTTTCGGAAAAAACCTTGTAGACCTTGCCGTAAATGTTTTCGTTTTCGTCCATGACCATGACTTCCCAGTAGCAGATTTCATTGCCGCGAAAATCGAAGTCCTCGAAAGGCCCGGTGACCGCCACGAATTTTTTGCTGATTGCGTTCATGTCTGACTCCTTGTTTTCTGTCCCATCACCAACTTGGTGATAAGACTACTATGACCGATATCGGCCATACTGTCAAGGGCGCATGAAAAAAAAATCCAAAAAAAATAATCCCGAGGAAAATCCCTCGGGATCACGACGGCGCACGGCCGGCTATCGCGGGCATCACTCGATGACGAGTTTCGCCCGCCTCGACCACCGGATGCGCCCCTCGCGCACGATCTCGCCCTTGACCGGAGTCTTCGTCTCGACCTTGCCCGGCAACGCGTCCTGACCCTTCTTGGTCTCGACCTTGGCGGCCGGCTGCACGATCACGACCTTGGCATCACCGGAAAAAAGGACTAAGAGAATCGACAACATGCTTGTCTCCATCAACGGTATCGGACACAGGCGAACCAACCGCGGCTCCCCTGCACTACGGCACTCTCGACAATCGCCCGCTGTCCGTAGTAACAGCAGTTTCGCAACGCGGCATCGGGTCCGGCAGTCGAGAACCCGACACCCTCGAACGCGTACACGCCACCGCGATGCGCGGCGACTCCGGCCCGAGCCGAGATCGACGCCGACTCGTACGCGGTCAGGCTCGATCCTGTATGACTCGCCTGGCCGGTCGATCTCGTCCGTTTCGCGAACAGTCCGAGAGGTCCGGCATGAGCGGGCAGGGCCAACATCAGTAGTAACAGAAACGATCTCATCACACCTCCTTGCCGGCCGACACGACCGGGCGAACGATCATAACATGCGGGCTCGGGATTCAGTCCTCAGGTTCGCATCACATCAGAAAACATCGGCGAGTCTTGCCTGATCCGATTTTCGGCTAGGTTCGCATACTCCGGGTTGAGTTCGCACAGGATCGCATTCCGGCCTAACTGATCTGCCACCAGCCCCGTAGTGCCAGCGCCACCGAATGGATCAAGGACGGTGCATGGCACGGGATCGCCGCCGCACTCGCAGCCGGGACGCCAGCCGGTTGTTGTGCGTTTAAGCGTTTTCCCTCCGCTGTTCCATGATCCACGAACACCGTGGTCGATCATGTTGTCTCCCATAAGAGGATTTCCGTCCTCGTCGTATGCCTTGTTTCCCTTTATTACAGCAGCCCGGCGTCCATCAGGAGATTCAATGTCAACCACCCTCTCCCACGGCGTGCCGCACGCGGGGCAGCATCCCTCCTCGCTGGTGCCGGCCTGGATGCACGGCTCTACCAGATCGGGCGGGAATGTGGCGAAGTGTGCGCCTGAGTATGGCCTAGTCGTGATCGTCCAGACGGAGCGACGATTGCGAGATGCAGTTGACATCGGCGTGGCATCCGGGCGTTCGTTTCCTGACGGATTACGCCCCATTGATTTAGCACGCCCTCCATGTCCTTTTCCGTACTTAGTTGGTTTAACGCCGGTAACGGATATTTCATTTATCGCATCCGCATCGTAGAAATACCGATCGCTCTTGGTCATCAAAAAAATGTACTCATGCGCCTTCGTGCAGCGGTCGGTCACGCTCTCGGGCATCGGGTTGGGCTTGTGCCAGATGATGTCCTGCCGCAGCCACCAGCCATCGGCCTGCAAGGCGAATGCGACGCGCCATGGGATGCCGACGAGGTCTTTGGGCTTGAGACCGTGATTTTGTTTTCGACCAGTTTGTGCGACGCCATCACGACACGGTCTGTAGAAATCTTGGCTTTCCCCGTTTCGGTTGCGAATCTCCGATTGGGCATAACTATCCCCCAGATTCAGCCATAGCGTCCCGTCATCCCGCAGCACCCGCCGCACTTCCCGAAACACTTCCACCATTTTGGAAACATAGGCTTCCGGCGTGTGCTCCAACCCGATCTGCCCATCGTGTCCGTAGTCACGAAGCCCCCAGTACGGTGGACTTGTCACGCAGCAATGCACGGATTGATCGGGCATTGCTTTCATCGACTCGACGCAATCGTTGACCAGTATCTTTACAGACATCTGGATTCAGTCCTCAGGTTCGCATCGACATGCGCCGCGCAACAGCTCGATGATCACCAGCAGCTCGCTGAGATGCGGATGCGATTCGACATGCAGCCCGTATCGTCGAGCCAGTCGCTGCACGATCAGGCGCGCCCTGGCTGACAGCTCATCGATCTCGACCTGGTTCATTTTTTCGCGTCCTCGCTGATGAGCAGCCAGAGCTCGCGGCACGACTCGTCGAGCATGCGCAATCCGATGTCGTCGATCCTACCCGACGAGTCCATGTGCTGGATCGCCATGATGCGCGTCTGATGCCGATGCCGGCGGATCGCGGACTCGAGATCGCGGATGCGCGACGACGCCTGCAGGCTGGCCTCGGCCAGTCCCTCGATGACGCCATCCAGCATGCGCTCGAGCGGCGTCCAGTTCCGATCGTCGGGCGAGTCGTACTCATCCATCGGTGATCCCCAGCGCGCGATAATTGATTCCACGACTCCGCAGGTAGCACGAGAGACAGTACGGTCTCGGGTGCCCGTTCACATCGAACAGGTGCCCGCCTAGAAGTTTCGGCTGGCTTGTTTTCGGTCCAGCCAGGTCGTGACGCTTCACGAGCAGCACGCCGCATCCGGCACAGTCCATGACACGGGTCACCGCGGGCAGGCGATACGACCTGCCGTTCGCGTCCTCGACCTGTCCCCATTCGATCCTTGCCGGCATCATCGACCCTCCTGCTCGAGTAGCGACATCGCCCAGGCGCTACGCGACGCGTGCATCATGATCGCGGTCTCGAGATCACGGATCCGGTCACGCAATCGAGCGACCTCGGCATCGAGTCTCCTGATCTCGTCCTGCCGTTCCTTGCGCAGCTTCATCTCGCGGTACGACATCTCATCTCCTCCTGTCCGGCCGCGGCACTCCGAGGAGATCCATGACCCACTGCGGATACACGATCGCCCCGCGCCCCGGCCATCGATTCGCCTGCACTCCCGAGTGCTGGCGGATCACGGCGCGCACGCGGCGCAGCTCGGCCACCAGCTCCAGCACGAGCTCGTCCTGGCTCGTCGTCGCGATCTCGGTCAGCCTCTCGTCCGAGATCGCCATAAGAGCTCCTCCAGTCGGTTGAGTCATTCCGGATGACACCGATCACCTAGATGTGTGGCGACGCGCCACGCCGACTGGAGGAGTGTGCGATCAGATACCAACATATTGACGCAATTTTTCGCGAAAATTATCGGAAGGAAGTTCAAGAATCTTATTGTGATTTGCGGATTCAAGATCAAAAACGCGCATGGCTTTAAGGAAAAAATGATGTCGAGCATTGGTTCCCCCATTGCGAACAAGCTTGGTACGATTCATCGATGCATTCCATGCATTTACGACTTTTGGCATTTTCATTTCCTGCACGATTTCCACATCATTCGCCATCCATCTAAGAATTGATTTATGCCATTCCCTATTGTTCATTTCGACATAATATGAGGCAACAAAAGCAGCTGGAATCATAGCTGGCTTCAAAATGGATTTGTAGCTATTTATTAAAGTCATCTCCCTAAAAGCATCATCAAAAGACCAATAAAATTTTTTCAGCATAATCGGACTTATTCTGTCTGGCATGGTCGATCTGTGAATAGCTTGGTGCAAAACATTTATAATAGATACTTCAAAGCTACCGAGCTTGGTGACATCAGTAAGCGACCTAGGCGCACCTGTATCGTAGGCATCAAAAGATTCTGCGGGCATGCCGTACTGAATAGTCAAAGACACATCAGTTCCTGAATTACAAACAGCCATTAAGGTGTGCTGCCCATTCAGGAGTCTGCCGTCAAGGCTGAACGCGATAGTCGAGACATTCTCACGATATGAGCCATTCGCAATCGCATACTCTAATCGCCTGACTTGTGTTTTTCTGATCTTGCGATTGTCAACATTACATCTATCGAGCCAATGCCTCGCCATGGCAGGCGTCACAATTGCGATGCACGCACCGGTACTAGGCTGATTAGTTGGGTCGATAAACTGTCCCGAATTAGACTGAATGTAGTAAGTCATCGCTATCTCCTAGATCTGTTGATAGTAAAAAGGACACAAGCCGGATCCTGAACTTGTGCCCATGACGCGCTCCGGGAGTCGGACCCGGACGAGGATCGCCTACGATCACGCGCCATCGCATGCAGGCTGGGTGGCATGCGACACGACAGAGTCCCGCTGTATGGAGACAGCGCCAGCCCGATCGTGCTCCCTCACGGGAGCTCGTTGGATTTCGCCGGGGGGCGATCGACCCGCCCCCCGGCTATCCAGGCATCCATGCCCGGCGGCCGGTGAGCACCGGCACTTAGAACGGCAGGTCGACTACCGAGAGCGGCATCCATGCCGCATCAGCGACAAGATACACCACCGCGTCGCTGGACGAGACGCTGCCGACCTCCACCATTTTCCTGAGCTCGCCGATGTTGATCTCGATGCCAGGCCCGCCCGAGATGCTGGCATAGGTCCATCGGCTGCGATCCTTGAACTCCTCGCGTGTGCCCGCGAAAACCTTCTCGGTCGCAGGAGGAGGAGGTACGGGCGCAGGCGCGGCGCTCGGCCTCGGTGGCGGCGCCGGGATCGAGGCGGGAGCGGGAGTCGGTGCCGCAGTTCTCGTGACGGCCGCGGCGACTCCGGCCGGCACGGGTGCGGCGCTGGTCACCTTGGTCCTCGTCCCGTCGCTCGTGTAGTCGACGATGATCGAGAACAGATTCCCAATGAACTCATCGATGTCGATCTCCTCACCGCTGCGCATCGGTCGCCCGAGCATGCGCGCGATGAGTTTCCCGAGATTGTTCTGGCTCGTGAGTCGCGTCGGCGTCCAGGCGCTCGCCGCCTTGCCGGCGTGCTCGCCCTGCTGCACCTCGAACTCCCAGGCGAACGACGGGCCCGCGTCAGGGAATTTCGCCGATGCCGGCATCTCCTTGCGCTCCTTGAGCCGCGCAACATACTGCCCTGGTGGCAGTGACTCATACACATCAACTCGCATTTTCATCGCCACGATCAAACCCCTCCTACCAACTGATACCGATAGATCGATCCCCTCGATCCATCACCTGACTGCCGGACACGCCCGGCTACCATCAGCTCGTGCAGCAGACGCTCGGTGCGCGCCTGCGTTAGCTCGCATTTGAGGGCCCACTCGCGGGCCGTCATCGCGTTCGAGTCAAGCACGGCCAGCAGGCGGGCGCGATCACGCGCCTGCTCCGCGCCCTTCAGGTCGCCGGCAACGACATATCGACCCTCGACGAGGTCGATAACGAGGTCTTTTGGTACATGTGACGCGCGACTGTCACCGGACAGGTGACGCATCGTCGTCTCGCCATCGCCCTGCAGTTTCGACAGATTGAGGATAATCTCGGCAAAGCCATTGAACGCGATCGATCCCCGGCTCGAGGTGATCGTGTCATCGCCCGCGGTCACGCTCTTGCGTATGTGGTGCACCAGCACGATCGCGACCCCGCTCTTGTTTAACTGCCACAACGGCTGCAGCGCATTGTCCACATCCGTCGCGTCGTTCTCGTCGCTGATCGGCAGGTTCCTCGACATCGTATCGATGATGAGCACCTCGGCGCCGAATGCCTGGCAGTCCGCGACAGTGGCCGCGACCCACTCCGACCACTGCACGCGTGTCGGTCTCGACGGGAACGGCCGGACATACCAACCGCAGTAGTCGGCGATCCCGAGATCTGCGATCCGCTGCGCGATCGTCGGCTCATCCTCCTCAGACATCACGAGCACCTTGCAGGGACGCGTCGCCCTCTCGAGAAAATCCTCGCCGGTGCCGAGGGCGCGGATCATGTGCGCGAGCAGGGTCGTCTTGCCGGCCTTGGGATGCGCGCTCAGGATCGTCGTCTGGCCGGCACTTAGGATTCCGTGCACGATCCATCGCTTGTCGTCGTCGATCCTGCGCAGCTCGGACGATAGCTTGTATCGTCGGCTCGGCGCAGTGCCCGAGTCAGGAGACTCGGTCGTGCCCGTCTTAGGTGCGGCCAACACGCCACAGGGCGCGGGCTCCGGAGCATACCCGAGGTCACGCAGCTCGCGGGCGCAGTCGCTGAAATTGCCGGCATGTCGCAGGATCGCGCGCGCACCAAACAGCGAGTATGTTTTGCCGGCCTCAAACGGCGCCGCATTCGAGCTGAACACATAGAGCAGGGATCCGCCGACATCACCGCGGCAGTGCCCTGTCGTGGCGCTGGTCCCCTCATCCTTGCCGGGCCTGCGCCAGCGCGTGATGCCCGCGTTCGTCCCGAGCTCGACCCATCCCTCGGGCACAAGAAGGTCGCGCCACTCGCCGCGTGCGTTGTAAATGTTGCCGGGCCCGTCACCTGCTGGATCGACTGGACGCTGGCTCGGGGCGGGAGTCGGCAGGGACTTCGAGGCGCCCGTCGCGACCAGGGCGTTCATCGACTCGCACATGCTGAGCAGTTTGGTCACCGCTGATGTTGGCCATACGCATGCGTCGTCCGATCCGTGATATCGCATCCATGTGTAGGGGCGCATGCTGGCATGCACCTCGGCACGAGATCCCGGCGCGACGACATAATGTCCCTCGCCCCTGGTCTCGATCCAGACATCGCCCTCAAGGTCGCGTGCCAGGACACGACCGGCAGGAGGAGCGTCCTGCATGTGCATGTATACATGTCGGCCGCCCGAGGGCGTGACTGCGACCGATGACTCGAGCAAGAGTTGCATTAGCTCGTGATCACCTTCAACCAGAAACATCAGGCTCGTGTACGCGGTCTCGCTCTCGAGGTCGAGCACAAGAAGGTTACGGCTGATCCGACCGCACACGACGCCGATGCCATAGGCTGCGTCAGAGTGCGCGAACCAATGATCGATCTCACGATCAAGGGGATGCGCGGTGCGATACGGTGACCAGGAGCGTCGGCCGTCATGCTCGGGCAGGTGCCGGCCGGACGGGGTCTTGTTTCTGCCAATTGGAAAGATGCTATACCCATCGTTCAGCAGATTTTTCGCACTCATATGCACATCAGTCATGATCACTACCCTCCTGGTTTCCGTCCTCTAAATCGACATCCTCGTCGTACCTCGAGATCTTGATGCTCGGCCTGCATGCCAGGCGCAGTCGCACGCTACCTCGTCCGATCTCCTGCACCGTGATCACTCCGAGGATCATCGGATCCTCGGCGTCGTCGCGCTGGATGTGCAGAACGACATTTTCTCCGCGTCGTCGTGTCAGGCTCAGTCCTCTCATATGCGTCACCCTCCATGGCTACTCTGACTAGATCCTCCACCAGCTCGTCAACCGACACGCCACGCGCGCCGGACATATATCGCAGTCGCTGCGATGTCTCGTCTGTCATCTCGATCCTCATCCGCGTCTGAAAATTCGGACGCAGGGTCGTCGTCGTCTCCTGCTCGAGGTCGATGCTGTAAACGAAAAGAGTCCAGGTCGTGTCACCGAACTCGCAGTCGACCTCGCGCAGGACATCATCACTACCTCGCAGCACGGCGCGCGTTCCGCGCCGGTCGACCCTGACTGACTGCACGACATGATCCAGTCCGAGATGTCGCACGACCCGGTCGATCGGGCTGCGGCTGATTTCGATTTGCCCCATATCGCTGCACCTCAGTCATCGGTATCGCGTACACGCTCCCGATCATCTCCGCGGACATGACGCCGCGCGTGATCGCGTATCGCACGGCTCGCGGCGTGACGCCGAGTAGCTCGGCCGCGGTCACGACGCTGACTCGCTGTGGTTGTTTCCCCATGCTGACCTCCTGCCGTTTTCCGGCGTGGGAAGATTACGCATGGGGCAATGAATGAGTCAAGAAAAAAATTACTGCGAAAAATTAAACGAGACGGATGTCCCGTCCCGGGCATAGGTTACGGATCCGGAAATTCTCACGGCGGGGCTTGCGCATCCAGTCCCGAACATCCCGCAGACGATCATCAGCAGCAGTAGTCGGTATCGCATCCTGCACCTCCTCGGGGATATCATCGACATCTCGTCGGAGGATCTGCATGACGACACGGGAAGCTGCATCGATACTCGGGGTCGGTGACCGTTACATTCGGCACCTCATCGAGATCGGGCGACTGCGGACTCGCGGTGGTGCAGGCCGGCATCAGCTCGTGCGCGAGGATGTCATGCGACTCATGGAGTCACGACAATGCCGCCGACCTCGATCTCGGTGACGCTCCCGATACCACCAAGCGTCAATGCGATCTGGCGATGCCAGGGCAAGCGCATCCGCAAGAGCAAGGTCTATCGCAACTGGTGCACATCCTGCGATGTCATCGCGCTCCAGGGCATGATCCCTCGACCTCGTTACGCTCGGCCCGTCTCGGTCGAGATCATCGTGCGATCCGGTCACGGCTGGAGACGAGGCCGCGACCTCGACAACACGGCCAAGCCGATCATCGACTGGCTCGTGTCTTGGCAAGTCCTTGAAAACGATGACTGGTCGATCGTGCAGCATGTCACGATCTCGCTCGACACGATGCCGCGGCCAGCGGCGTGCGTTGATGTGACCGTCAGGATTGCGCAATAAGGCACCTATTTTTTTAAGCGACTGTCCGGCCAACATTTCAGGGATCGTCGATTCTAGGGCCAGTTATGCGAATCTGGCGGGCAATGGCGTGCCATTGATGCCGGCCTGATCACGGCCTCGCATACGCGCGCGCGCGCGCGAGTGTATCGAGCCTCAGATTTTTTTTGTGAGCCGTAGCGACAGCGAAGGCGAATGAAAAAAATCAATAGGCTCATGAACAAGAACACGATACTATGAAGTGTCAGTGATAATGTATTTAATACAGTTACTGTATTAAGAGCAAACATCGTGCCAAACGATCACGGCGTCGTGGTCCTCGGCTCGGTGCACTCGCTCCCTATCGGTCGCCTCGCTGCCCTCGCCGAGGACTGTGACGCATGGCAGATCGCATCCCGAATCATCGACCCGCGAGGCCCGTGTCACGACCGTCACGCAGTCGCGACACACGCGCCTCGGCACACGAGCGCGGATACGATCGCACCTGGCGACGCTGGCGCCTCATGATCCTGCGAGAGGAGCCCGTCTGTCGCATGTGTGGCGCATCCGCGGATCAGGTCGATCACATCGTGCCGCTACGGGCAGGAGGCACGAACGATCGCGCCAACCTCCAGCCACTGTGCGCGTCGTGTCATTCGACGAAAACGGCGCAAGATCGGTTGCGTTTCAAGCTCGGTCCGGAATAGCATTATGGCATGAAAATCCGCATCCTCCAGCACATGGTCGGGACGATCGTCAGCTATCAGTCCGGTGACATCGTCGACATGCCCGATCAGGACGCCCGCCTCGCGATCTCGGCCGGCATTGCGGTGCCTGTCGATGACACGCCCGCGGCACCGATCCAGATACCCGAGCCCGAGATCCCCGAACGCTCGCGCACACGCAGCAGACGGGAGACCAGGTGAATCTCGTCACGCTCGTCCAGCCCGCTGTCGAGCCCGTCACGCTGGCCGAGGCGAAAGCTCACCTACGCGTCGACAGCTCGGACGAGGACAGCACCATCTCGATGCTGATCACCGCGGCTCGGATCCATGTCGAGCGATACACGAGACGCAGTCTCGTCTACACGGCGCATCGACTCCTGCTCGACGCCTGGCCATACGACATCGAACTCCCGAGATCGCCCGCGATCGTCGCGGCCGCAAACACGGTCACGGGGATCGCATACGCGACACCGCGGATCCGGTACTACGACGAGAACGGAGTCCAGCAGACGCTCACCTACGCGGCTGAGGACTTCGACAATCTGCTCGACGACAACCCGCCGCGCCTCGTGCTCTATCCTGACACGACATGGCCATCGTTGCAGACCGCGCTGCGAGGCGGGATCGAGATCGACTGGATCGCGGGATACGGTGCCGCGGCCGCATCCGTGCCGGCCCCGCTCAGGCTCATCATTCGCATGCTCGTGTCGCACTGGTTCGAGCAGCGTGAGGCGGTCGCTCCTGGCACGATGTCGACAGTCCCGATGGCGGTCGAGTCGATCCTGCTGGCGTATCAGGACGGGAGTCTCGGCTAATGGCACGGCGCACGCTGATCGGCGAGCTGCGCCACCGCATCGAGATCCAGTCCTCGAGCGAGTCGGCCGACTCATTCGGGCAGGATGTGCGCACCTGGTCGACATACGCGACCGTGTGGGCCAGCGTCGAGATGAGTGCCGGATCCGAGATCCAGGTCGCATCGTCACAGCAGGCGCTGTCTCCGTATCGTGTCATCATCCGGTATCGCGGAGATGTGCGCCCGTCGCATAGGATCATCTATGGCTCGCGCGTCCTCGAGGTCGTGAGCGTGATGGATGTGACCGGATATGGGACGCACGAGACGATCTCCTGTATCGAGTCGACGCCAGGCATGGTGACGACCAGCACGACCACGACGGGAGCGTGACATGCCGGATATCGTGGCTCTTAGGAGGACAACATGGCGACATTCAATAAGTTCAACTCGTTCGTAGAGGCATTGGCCGAAAAGGTCCATAACCTCGGCAGCGACACGCTGAAGGTCGTGCTGACCAACACTGCGCCAGTGGCCACCAATACAGTGCTGGCCAACATCACGCAGATCGCGTCCGGCAATGGATACACTACAGGCGGCAATGCTGCATCGATCACTAGCAGCTCGCAGACATCCGGCACTTACAAGCTGGTTCTCGGTGATGTGACATTCACCGCGTCCGGCGGTGCTATGGCAGCGTTCCGGTACGCAGTGCTGTACAACGACACGGCCACCAACGATGAGCTGATCGGCTACTATGACTACGGGAGCTCGGTCACATTGGCCGATACTGAGACATTCACGATTGACTATGATCCGAGCAACGGCGCCCTGACGATCACCTGATAGGAGGTCGGCATGCCGTTCGTCTACGCCGACCGCGTCCGAGAGACGAGCACCACCACCGGCACCGGGACGCTGACGCTGTCCGGTGCCGTCACTGGTTTTCAGACATTCTCTGCTGGCGTCGGTGCGAATAATACTTGTTTCTATGTGATTTCTCACCGCTCCGCCGCCGAGTATGAGGTCGGATTCGGGACAGTCGGCAGTCCCGCGACGACTATCGCCAGGACATCAGTGATCGCATCCAGCAACTCGGGCTCGGCTGTAAACCTGAGCGCCGGCACCAAGGATATTTTTGTCACTGTGCCGGCTGATCAGGTGACGCCGCCGAACATCATTCCTGGCGGTCGACTATCACTGTCTAGCACGGATCCGGTGCCGTCATCCGATCTGAGTGCGCAAGGGACGCTGTACTATCTGCCATTCACCGACTCGAAAATAGAAATATATTCCGGGAACCGATGGATCACCTATGACATTGGCACCGGCATCAGCCTGTCACTCAGCGGACTATCGAGTGGCACCAATTACGACATTTACGCCGTCGTATCGAGTGGTGCCGCGGCCCTGGCCACCACCGCATGGTCCACGAATACCGCCAGGGCCACGGCGCTGACCACCGTGGACGGCGTACTGGTTCAGTCCGGCACCACCACGCGACGATATCTTGGGACAATCAGGACCAGCGCCGCGAATCAGTGCAGCGACACAGCGGCCCAAAGATTTGTTCACAATTACTATTGGCGACAAAGAAGACCTTTCTACAAAGGCGATGGTGGCGTAGCATCGTACACCTACGCCAGCACTACCTATCAGCAGGCCCGGGCACAAACGGCGAATAAAGTGGAACTGGTCTGTGGTGTCTCCGGTGCCATGTATGACATGACCTGTCATGCCTACACCACGCATGGAACCGCCGGTCAGGGTGGGATCACCGCCATAGGCTACGATGCAGTGGACTTTCTAGCGCCAGCCTATGGCTCCACTACCGCGGCATTCTCGATCAGCCAAGTGGCCAGCCAGGCCATTACCAGCCATGGTCGCGCGGTGGGATATCCAGCCATAGGATTTAGGACTCTGTACTGGATCGAAAGAATCTTTAGCACTGGGACGACGACTTTCTTTAATGGATCTGACCGCGCCGGCATTCAGGGGTGGTGGGAATGCTGACGGACCTTCACGACGCCGTTCTAGCAGTCGCGCCGATCGTCGGCGTCGAGCAGTATGTCGATGGTCGATACAGTGTTATTTTTTCGCCCGACGCGACTGATGAGCAGCGAGCTGCTGCTCAGGCGATCGCTGATGCGTGGATCGATCCTCCTGCTCCTCGTCTAGTCTATTCTCTGCAGTTTCTCGATCGATTCTCGGAGTCGACTCAGCTCGCCGTCGTGTCGGCGTCTCAATCGAATCCTGTCGTCCGTCTCTGGTATGACAGACTTTTGGCCAATGGCAGCGTCGATCTCGACTCGCCGAGGCTGCATGCCGGCCTGATTGCATTGCGCGACGCCGGTCTGATCACTCAATCAGAGATCGACTCAGCCCTGGCGTGAGGTGATCCATGCTGGGACACGCCCCTATCTCGGCTGTTGCAATCAGCTCGCAGCTCGGCACGACTCACTATGTCATGACCGGAGACACGGGTGCATTCGCTCTGACAGGTCAGAGCGCGGCTACTAGAGCTGCACGCCGCACGACAGGAGGTGCTGGCGCATTCTCCTTGGCAGGTCAGGACGCATCTCTGCGCGCATCTCGTCGAACGACTGGAGACGCTGGCGCATTCGCTCTGACAGGTCAGAGCGCAA